GGTTTGACTTCTACACATAGTGCAGATGAAATCAATCTATCTTTGAATGTTGATAACAGTTCTGTAGAAATTTCTGCTGATACTCTACAAGTTAAGGCACTTGGTATTACCAATGCAATGTTGGCAGGTTCAATCGCAAATGCGAAACTTGTCAATGACTCAGTAACTATTAATGGTTCTTCTCTCGCACTTGGTGGGACACTAACACTTGATACTGCTGACTTTGCAGAGAATGGTAATCTGTTTTACACTGATGAAAGAGTTGATGATAGAATTAATAACTTGTTTGTTGCTGGTGAAGGTATTGACTTTACATACGATGATGCTTCAAACACATTTACTGTAGATGCCGAACTTGCTAGTGCATCTAATAAGGGTGTCGCATCATTCAGTTCTGATAACTTCCTAGTATCTACTGGTGTTGTTACTGTTACTGGAATTGACGGCGGAACTTATTAATAGGTTCTAACAATGTCAACTGTAATAAAACTTAAAAAGAGTGAAACCGCATTATCCAAACCTACTACTAGTGATTTAGCAGTAGGTGAGGTTGCGATTAATGCTCTTGACCAAAGACTATTTGTCAGAGACTCCAATGATAATATTGTTACCATTGGTGAGGCTGGTGGTTTACGTCATGAGAGTTCTACAGTTACATACACAGTTACAGTCGCAACTAAAAATTCCACACACAGATATCTAGGTTCTGGCTCTAGTAGTGGGTATAAGATTGATGGTTCGTTCTCTCCTACACTCAAGTTAGTTCCAGGCAACACTTATCGTTTTGACCAAGAAGATTCATCCAATAGTGGACATCCACTTCGTTTCTATTATGAAGCAGATAAGACAACTGCATATACAACTGGTGTAACAACAAACGGAACTGCTGGTTCTTCTGGTGCGTATACAGAGATTGAAGTTTCTGATTCTACTCCTTCAGTTTTACATTATCAATGTTCTTCTCATGCATACATGGGGAATCAAGTTGTTACGAATACAAGAAACCTAACTGGTTTTGATACTGATGATTTGTCTGAAGGCTCAACAAATCTTTACTATACTGATGCAAGAGTAGATTCTAGAATATCTGCTGCAACAATTGATGCAGACACTTTGAATGGACAGAATCCAAGTTATTACTTAGATTATACTAATTTTTCAAACACCCCAACCATTCCTTCTGATGTTTCAGACTTGACGGATACTACTAGTGTGATTCCGACAGACTTGACGGATTTAAGCATCAGTGATGGTTCTGCTGGGCAGTTTCTAAAAACTGATGGTTCTGGAAACTTTTCTTTTGCAACTGTTTCTGGTGGTTCTGGTGGAATTGCACTTACTGATTTAAGTGTTGGTGCAGAAGGAACTGCATCTGGTGATGGTTCAATTGCATATAATAATTCAACTGGTGTATTTACATACACTCCTCCAGATTTAAGTTCATATATCACTTCAGTTGCGTTCTCTGATTTAACAGGAACACCAACAACAATTGCTGGATATGGAATCACAGATTCTCCTACTGATTTAACAGACTTAGGAATTTCAGACGGAACTAGTGGACAAGTTTTAACAACAGATGGTTCTGGTAACTTTACATTTACCTCTGTTTCTGGTGGTGGTGGTTCTGGTAATGCGTTTACCAATTTTGCAGTAAGTGGACAGTCAACTGTTCAAGCAGATAGTTCTACTGACACATTAACCCTCGTTGGAGCAGGACTAAATACTATTACAACAGATGCAACAACGGACACAATTACTATTGGAACTCCAACTGGTATTCCCTTTGTAAAGGAAGATGGAACATCCACTAGTTTAAATTTAAGAGTCGAAGCAGGAACACTTTCAACGGCGGTGCAGAGTTTATATATACCGTTTACGAAAGAAGATGGAACTTCTGTCACGACACTTGCAATGAATTAAGAGATAAGAGATGGCAGCAAAGACACCAATTAAGGCAACATTTACTGGTTCGGATGTAACTGGACTTGCTGAATTTACTGCGGCAGATTTCATTCCTATCAGTGATGGTGGAACTGGTGCAACCACTGCTAGTGACGCAAGAACAAATTTGGACGTATATTCTAAATCGGAAGCCCTTGCAGTCGCAAACGATTTAAGTGATGTAAATGATGTTGCAACCGCAAGGACTAATTTAGATGTTGATTCCTCAAGTGAGGTAACAACTAAAGCAGTTAATAACGGTATAACATTTGCAATCGCACTAGGATAAAGATATGGCAATACCAACAACAAGAACAGATTTTAAAGAGTGGTGCTTAAGAAGTTTAGGTAAACCTGTCATCGAAATCAATGTTGATCCAGATCAAGTTGAAGATAGAATTGACGAAGCTCTACAATATTTCGCACAATATCATTACGATGGTATTGAGAGGGTGTATCTAAAATATCAATTGACTGCTGCAGATATCACTCGTGCAAGAGGTAATAATACTGGAACAACTGCAACTGATGTTGACGGTTCGACAACTGCAACATGGTATGAACAGAAGAACTATATTCCTGTTCCAAGTTCGATTGTATCAATCGTAAAGGTATTCCCTCTGACAGATAAACAAGCATTGAATATGTTTGACATTCGTTATCAATTGAGATTGAATGACTTGTATGACTTTAGTTCTACTTCAGTCATTCACTATGAGATGACAATGCAACATCTAGATTTTCTAGATCACATTCTTATTGGTGAGACTGCTATTCGACATAATCAACATCAAAACAGATTATATTTGGATGCAGACTTTCAAACAGACTATGTAGAAAATGATTGGTTGATTATCGAATGTTATCGTAAGATTGATCCAGCAACATATGCAGATGTTTGGGATGACATTTTCTTGAAGAAGTATGCAACTCAGTTGATTAAGAAACAATGGGGTGCAAATCTCTCTAAGTTTCAAGGTATTCAAATGTTGGGTGGTGTTGCACTAAACGGTGATCAAATTTATACACAGGCACAGGAAGAGATTGACAAGTTGGAAGAACAGATTCAACTTGCATACGAACTGCCGCCTATGCATATGATAGGGTAAATTATGCCAACTAATGTTTACTTTGATACAGGAACAAAACCAGAGCAGAACCTTTATGAAGATTTAATCATAGAGCAGTTGCGTATCTATGGGCAAGATGTATACTATATTCCTCGTAAACTATTAGGAACGGATTCTGTTTTTACTGAAGACACTGCATCAAAATTTGAAGATGCATATTTGATTGAAATGTATGTAGATACCATTGATGGATATGAGGGTGAAAAAGAACTCATGTCTAAGTTTGGTTTGGACATACAAGATGATGCAACCTTTACAGTTGCAAGAAGAAGATGGGAACAATTTATCTCAATAGATAATAATATTATTGAGTCAAGTCGCCCAAATGAAGGAGACTTAATTTATTTCCCAAGAGGTAGTAAACTATTTGAAATTACATTTGTAGATCATGATGATCCTTTCTATCAAGTTCATAATCTACCAACTTACAAACTCAAGTGTAAGACATTTGAATATAGTAGTGAACAACTTGATACTGGTATCGCTGATATTGATACCATTGAAGATGATAACTCTATGGATGCGTTGTCACATCAAATGACAACAGAACAGTCTGGAACTTTCAATGAAGGCTTTAGATTGGAAAATGAAGATGGACTTCTTATACAAGAAACATATGTATCTGGCAGTATTGTTGGACAACAACTTATATCAGAAGACGAAACGCATGGTGGTTCTATTGCACTAGAAAACGCAGTTAGTGGTGCAGAGACTTCCTATATAATACTAGAAAGTTATATCGTAGATACGATAGACGAAAACGCACAGAATGATCTTTTTGAGAGTCTAGATGATGACGTATTAGACTTCTCCGAATCAAATCCATTCGGTGATGCTGGGATGAAATAATTATGATTGGACAATATTTTTATAACGAATCAACAAGAAATGTCGTTGTGGCATTTGGAACATTATTCAACAATATTCAGTTGAGTAAAAAAGACGGAAATGGCAATGTCATTCAGTCAATGAAAGTTCCTCTTGCATACGGCCCAAAACAGAAGTGGTTGTCTAGACTGACAGAAGACCCTAACCTTGCAAAAAAGGTTGCGGTTACACTTCCTCGTATTGGTTTTGAAATTTCTGGTATCTCTTATGATTCATCCAGAAAACAAAACAAGATTATGAAAGTTAAGAAGGTTGTTAATGGAACTGACAACGATACCCTAAAATCTGGTTTCATGCCTGTTCCTTATAACATTAACTTTGAGTTGTTCGTAATGGCAAAGAACTCTGATGACGCACTACAGATTGTCGAACAGATTCTTCCATACTTTCAACCAGAATATACAGTGACTTTAAGAGAAGTCCCAGAGTTGGAAATCATTCGTGATGTTCCGATTGTATTGAACAGTATTAGTTATGAGGACGATTATGAAGGAGACTTTACAAGTCGCCGTTCTATTATCTATACTCTATCGTTCACTGCAAAATATTACTTGTATGGCCCTGTTACTTCTACGAATGTTATTCGTAGTGTTCAAGTTGACCAGTATGCAGATTTGCCTGTCAACGCTCCAACAAGAGAACAAAGATATACAGTCGAACCAACACCGGCAGCAGTTGCTGCGTCAGATTTTGACCCAGATGATGATAACTTTGGGTTTAATGAGACTACCTCATTCTTTGAGGATGCAAAAAATCATGACCCTGTAACTGGTGAAGATGCATAAATATAGGTAAAGAATCTAAAGGATTAACGAACAATGGCAATTAGAAAAGTTATAGAAAGAGCAACAAATAATCTCTTCACTAATACTGAAATCGGTGGAACAGAAGCTGCTCGTATGCCTAATGGCACAACTGCACAAAGGGCAAATGCACAGTCTGGTGACATTCGATTTAACTCTACTCTTTCTTTGATGGAGTATTATGATGGAATTGGATGGAAACCAATTGACTCTCCCCCATCTATCTCGTCTATTAGTCCTTCAACAGAAACAGATGCAAACGCTAATATTACAGTGAATGGAAGTTTCTTTGCATCTGGTTCTACTGCTAAGTTTGTTGGGAATGATGGAACTGAATACGCATCCCCTTCTGTAACCTTTGTTTCTACTACTGAATTGACAATTACAACTCCTGCCTCTGCACTAACAGTTGCAAATGAACCTTATGATGTTGTGGTAACAAATCCTTCTGGTCTTTTTGGAACTCTTGCTGATGCACTGGACGCTGGTTCTACTCCTACAATAACACAGACATCTGGAACAACCCTTGCAACTATTTTTGATAAGGGTGATGACTATTCTCCAATTACAACTCTTTCTGGAACAGACGCAGATGGACAATCTGTAACTTTCTCTGAAAGTGGTAGTGTTCTAAGTGGAGAAAGTGTTACTATCAATTCGGATGGAACAATTACTGGTGACCCAGACGCACAGACTGCTGGTGCTGCAGTGACAAAAACATTTACTGCACAGGCATCTGATGGAACAAATACATCTACAAAATCTTTCAATATTATTATTCGTTCTAATACATCAACCTATTGGTGGAAGAGTGAAGATATTACTGACACAGGAAGTTCATATACATGGGCTGATGCTAATGGAAATTCTGCTGCAGATATGTCTTCATTTGGAAACTATTCAGATATGACATACACGGCATCAAATTCAAGTTTTGGTAATCAGAAAACCTTGGCAGTATTAAGTGGAACACATACTGGAATGTCAACATCAATAATTAACAATGCTCATACAAATGGTAATGCATTTACTATTATGATGGTTGGTCAACAGAATGGCAATAATACTAGTTCTACTGGTGAGACTATGTTTGGTTTCCAAAATTCTGAAGGTCTCAATGATTGGAGCCATGCATTTGACTCTGCTGGAGACCATACATGGGGTGGCACAACTGGTAGCACTAGAGGCGAATATAACGGAACTGGATATAATAGCACACGAAACATTGGTATGTGGAGACACAACGGAACATCTGGAACAAAGGCTCAGTCTAATACTACCAATAATTATTGGAATAACCAGTATAGAAATTATAATCAAGGAAGTTTTTCTCAGAGAGCCGATGGAACAGTTCAACAACAACAAACTAGTATGCCTGGCACTAACAATAGATTAGTTATGTTTAACTTTACTTATTCTTGGTCAACTTCCCACTGGTTTAATGGATACATTTCAGAAATTATTTTTTGGGAAGGTAGAACAATTTCTGATACTGAAAGAAACTATTGGGGTGATTACCTCGCAGAGAAATTTAGTTGGACTTAATAATGTCAAAACAAACTGAAGCATTGAATGAAGTTCTAGGAATAGATGATGTAGTGGAGAATGCAGTATCGACTGTCACTCCCCCTAAACCTGTTCTTGTTCCTAAAACAGAACACAATGAAGTTGACATTGACAACGATTATAAATATCAGCGAGAAAACTTTTATAATCTGATTGAAAGAGGACAGGATGCAATTGATGGTATTCTAGACCTTGCAAGAGAATCAGAACACCCCAGAAGCTATGAAGTTGCTGGGAATTTAATTAAACAGGTGGCAGAAGTCACAGAGAAACTTGGAGACTTACAAGGTAAGATGAAGAAACTCAAAGAA